CAAGGCACCAGTACCTGTGCCTGCGGGGAAAGTTGCTATGTAAGTAACTGTATTTGAAGTCCTTGCTGTTGAGTCAAGAGCTACTCGACCAAGTTCTGTACCTAAAGCGGTCTGTGAAGTTGTTGCAGCAGTGTTGGATGACCCTACAGCCATATGACTCATAATTGCGGTAGTATTTCCTACCATTCTTGATGCAATAGTATCTTTACCAACTGCGACGACTAAGTTATTAACTTTTCTATAGTCTTTTTGTTTACCGGTTTCGTCTAAAAGAATAACTTCTAAGTTACCTTTGACATTAATTGATTCTGTGAACATGTTTTATTCCTCTAAGAAGTTCTGTGTTATATTTATACAAGCTATCTTGTATGTTAACTAAATGAAATTGCTGTACCAAAAGAATTAGCAGTGTATTGTTCGGAGAAATAACTAGCTACTCCTATACCAACCGTATAGTCTGGTGCAGCGTTTTCTGAAGTATCTACTGCCTCAACACTATCGGTATTTAACTTAGTTAAAAAAAAAGAAGTATTATCCCCTGATATTACATTATCTGTAAATGACTTATAGATATTAATAGTAATTACATCTGAAATTACAGTATTATCAGTTAATGGTTTTGTTAAGGAATAAACTGTATTCTCTGCAGTACTTACGTTGTCATTATCAACAGGTTTTCTTATTAATTTTGCAGTAGTTTCTAATGTAGTAAAAGTATCAAAAAGGTCAGCGTAAACGTTCTGTCTAGTTATTACATTAACATTAGCTGATAAGTTAGCAGTAGCTGAAAGTATCCTGTTAACAAACAAGTTAGTACCAGCTTGATGAACTAACTTCTTGACAATATTATAGAATGTACTGATATCTAATTCAGATAAAATTTGATAAGCAAAGGGCTGATACAGCTTACTATCTTGTACACGAACATCTGGTTCGGACACAAAACCTTGTGTTGAAATATATTCTCCAGGGTATCTAGCTATGGCCCCTAATCTAAAATTAATACTAGCATCGTTTGGATTTTCAACCCCTGCTGTAGTAACAGATGTAAGTACTTGGGATGAAACTGAACTGGATACTAAAGTAGTACCAGTATACGAGAAAGGTGTAACGTAGTCTTCTTGGAAGTATCTATCAGCATCAGTTATAGAATGTTGTCTAATTGCTTCAAACGCTTCAGAAAATCCACCGCCTTTGGTTTGAAAGTATTTAACACGCTTTGTAACACCTAGAGCATTAGATAATATAATACTAAGATCTTCGGTAAAATTATACCCGTAATTTAAAAACTTTAATATTTGAATTGAGCCAGTTGAACTAACTCTTGCAATTCTAACCAACGTATCAACACCACTTCCAACCGTCACATTGAAGATTTGACCGACTCTAAACCCAGAACCCCCAGATACGATTTCTACATTAGTTGTTGTTGGTTTAATGGTACCAATAAACAGCGTTCCAGAAGTACCTGATACAGTAACTTCTTCATTAACTTCAAACGGTACTGGAAAAGCACTGTGATAAAATATTTCGTATAAATTACCACTGAGACTTTTAACTCTAACAATTTCTGCAGTATAATTAATATTATTTTTAGTAAATGCTAAAAATCTGTCTTTTATGTCTGCAGCACTACCAAACGTTAAAAGAACGCGAATAGAATTTCTAAGGCTCCATTGACCATCAGATGGTCTTAATACAAAGTCGTAGGGATGATTGGTTTGAGCAACTGTATCATATATTACTTTAAATAAGGTTTCAATTGATAATGTACTACCTTTGGCAGCATAAAGACCTTTAATTTTTTTAATTAAAAGCGGCTTATCAACCAATAAACTTACAGGTAAGTCTTTAGCGTAGTTTGTTAAAAAGTATTTAACAAACGATTCTGTAGTTTGATCTATATCACTGTACTGTCTTGCATTTTGAACAAGTTCAAGCGCGCCCTGATCTTGTTCCAGGAATTTATAGTAATATTCTAAAAAAGCGACAAAGGTTGTATAGTCAGACCTGATAAATTCAGGTAGCTGACTATTTACAAGCTCTGAGACCTTCTCTTTAATTCTTGTTGTGGCCATGTTATACAGATGCAGTCACGTTAACTGTTGTGCCCGCTAACAAGCCTCCAGTTTTATTAATGGTAGTATCGTCTTGTACTAGAATTTCACTTCTAGATACTGTTAAGTTATAATTTACTTCTTGTATACTACCGGTAGTACGAATATCAGTTACTCCGGCAGGAATACCAGTAGGGGTAATGCCGCTTATACTAATCACCCCCGTACCATAATTAACTGTACCCACATTGGTTGCAACTACAGAACTATTTACAACGTTAACAAGTCTAAGTACCCCAGACCCTGTATCACTAGGTGGTGTGTCATTAGGTAGGTCAGTAATCTTTACAAGTGTAGAGACACCCCCAACCGAAATATAAAAATAACTTGAAAGTATGGAGCCAGGTTTAAGTGGGTTTCTATACTTAATAGATGTGTCACCGGTAAACAGATTGGTGGTATTTAAGGTAGGAATAATTCTTCTTTGTAACTTAAGACTAACCAAGGCGCTGGTAATAGCAGAGTTCTTAGCCAAGATACTATTAGTTAAAGCCGAGTGAATGTATTCTTTATTAAACTTTTGTAAATTAGTAGAGAAATAATCTGTAATAGCAGTATTAACTTGAGCCTTTATCTGATCAGATGAAAGGGTAGTAATAGAAGAATTATAAACAATATCAGCAGTTATGTTAACATAAAAATAAGTTGGATCAATAAACTCTGGAATTATTGTAATACCTTGTTTAGATTTTAGTATGTTAGTTTTAATAGTGTTTTTAGTAGCATCTGATATTGTAAACCCTGAATAAGGCTTCAATGAGATTAATACTTTACCGTAATAAGGAGGATCATTATCTTCACCACCCCAAACAGATACTGATTCTGCGCCTGCATAATTAGCTAAAATTAATGCTTCATAGTCGGTTGCTGTTACTGCTCTATTCTTAGATGCATTAACTCTTGGAGCATTAAATTTAATAGATGTAATACTTTCAGCATTAGCACCACCAGTTGAATTACTGTTAACAGTAATTGCAATGGAGCTAGATCCACCAATAGTAGTACCAGCTGTAAAGGATTGAGAAACGGTGCTTGAAACATTAACAGCTGCACCCGTAGCAACCAGGTATTGAATTGTAACAATGTTGCCTGCAGCTAAGCTTTTTCCAATTATACCGTCACCAAAATAAATCTGATATTTACCTTGAGGATTTTGTTCAAGATAATACACCTTTGACGTACCAGCTAACCCGGTAATATCGGTTGATAAGGTATACGTATTAGTTGTAGTATCTGTAGATGATGTTTGAACACTAACTTTAATAGTAGTAGTGTCTACAGCTTCATTTGGAATTTCATACTTGGCTGCCGGGGTAATATCCGATACAACATAACTGTAACTCAGCAAAGTACCTTCTGTAACATCGACACCTGCAAAGGTATAGGTGGATCCGACTCTTTGTGCAGTCTTAGCTTCTGTAGTTAAAAATGTATAGGTAGTACCGTCTACTGTAGATGTAAACGGGGTATATCGATCCATCGTTAAAGAGGCAGGTAGACCGGAAGGATTTGTTACCACAATATCTAGATTAGCTACTGCACCTCTGGCCGAAACTGGGGTATAACCTAAATGTTTAGCAATAGAAACCGCAGAAGATCTTTTAACAGCAGAGTCTAGAAACATTTCATTAACTACCATATTTGCTAGATAAGCATTATAGTGGGTATTGTATGCTAAAAGATCTATAAGGGTAGATAAGCCTGAACCTTCAAAATCATAATCCGTAAATTCAGACTGTGCATGCAAATAGGTTTTTAAATTAGTCTTGATCTGATCAAAATCAAGTTCTGCTATTCTTAGGTTAGACATTATCTTACTCTTGTTATTAGTGTTGTTAAAGTAATGGGTCTATCAGAGTTATTCAGTCTAAAGATAATATCACATACAATTTCATTATTGTCTACTTTTTCACGTATTTTAACTTCTAACACTGTTGCTCTTGGCTCAAACTTATTGATAGTATCAATAATAGATCTTTTCATGACCTGGGCGGTCACGGGATTAAAGTTTTCAAATAAAAGACCATGAATCTGACATCCAATTTCAGGATGAAAGGGACGCTCATAGTTCCTCGTAGATATTAAGTTTCTAAGAGATTGCTTAACTGCTTCTTCATCGTTCTTTCTCGTGACATCTCCTGTGACAGGATGAGAGGAGAAAAGAAGATTAAAGTCAGAATATTGTCTGGTATTTCTGGTGGCCATGTTTATATTTATATTAGCTCGCGAACACGTCTGAGCTTCCTTGAAGGATGCTATCGTTTCTTGTGTCTTTATCCCCTATACGACATACACCTTTACCGTTAGCAAAAACTTTAGAACTCCCTCCAACCATTGTATCTAAACGCGTATCTTTATCACCAATACGAATAACACCTTTGCCGTTAACAAACACAGTAGAGCTTCCAATATTCTTAGTATCATTCCTGGTGTCTTTATCACCAATTCGTGCTATTCCAGCCATTATGCTAACTGAGTTAAACCCTGAGAATGGGTCTTGTGATTATAAAACGTTAATACCTGACTTCTATTCTTAACAGAATAAGAAACATGAATCCAAGGGTTATTAGTATAGTTACAATATTCTAATATTAACTGATCGTATTTAAGTACCTTACCCAATTTAGATGCAATATCATAATAATCTTGTTTTGTAATACCTTTAAACTGTATATCAACACCTTGACCTAGAGGATGTTGGGAAGTCTTTGCGTTAGACGCATTCCCAGGATCTCTGAATGCTGATGTAACAAACATATTAGGGTATAATTTTTTAACCGGTTCAAGAATATTAAGTGCTACTGCCTGAAGATTATAAACAATCTCACCATATGTTGCACCCGCGTGTTCTTTAATCGGGTCTCTAGTAACTACGGCTTTACTAGATAACATCTCTACTGTAAAGTTAGGAGATAAGTTATAATTACCAGGTAGTTGTGTTACGGTTTTTAATTTAATATCTGGTTCAACAAAATTACCTTGCTCCGATTCAACTGTCTTACTATCTACTGCAGCCGGGGGTGTAGTTAAGTCTGCTGCATTAGCAAAACCTTCACTAATAATTAAATTCTTTTGTTTATTATAATCATCTGTAGATTGTGTTTCTTCTTCTAAAGAGATGGAACGATTATCAGCAAGAGATAACACTAATGGGTCATTCTTGTCATTATCTGAAATATCTTTACGTCCAGATAATAACCCAATTGCAGATCTTTCTGCATCTACTAATTCACCTTTTACTGCTTTGCCACTATTAAGATGTA